GAGGAGGCAATAGCATCAGCGCTCGTTGAAACGAACTCAAAAACCATGCCGCGAATAGTATACTCCTGGAATTGTTGTGCAATTTCAGATAACCACGGAAAAGTGTTATAAAGACCTGGATTTAGAGCAAATGTATTAAAGACATCAAAGGAATTGGCAGTTGGCCCGGAAACCACGTCTGCTAAATATTCTTTATGACGGACTATTATTGACTGGCCTGTGGAATGCATAGCTGGTATGGTGCCGTTGCTCTGGAACTTCGAAACGATAGAATTTGAGTCGAGAGTATAATCTCCCGAACCCAACCATCTCGAAAGTGATGCTCCAAGAGAGGTGCCATACTGTTTTCCTGCGTTCGAGTCGCCTGTTATGTTCCCTGCCAAGCCACCGCCTAAACCGCCCAGTTTCCGAAGGGCCCATCCTAGACGGGTCAATTCTGAAGCTGACTGACGTAAGTGGAGTGGTTTCGGAGGCGGTGGTGGAGCCTGTCTCTTTGATTTGCGTTGTGGTTTTGATTGTTTTGATTTGGTCATGTTTAATCGTTTTGTATTGGATCCCGCAAACGATTGGAACGGGACTATTCATTTCACCTCTCCTAACGGACGCCGCCGTGTAGTCTCTCGGCATTTTGTTTAGCACGTAAATATTTACAATAATGTCATATAAATGACATCATAAACGTTTTGGGGCATTTAAGTGGTGAAACCCAATGGCTCTTTAGCGGCGTGTGCTGTTTGGCATTTTCATAGTTCCAAACGGACTGTAGATTATAGTCGTTGCGGACTTTAGTTAGTTTACTGTCTATCACGGACTTTCAGGATCACCATAGACATTGATCACTATTCTTAAACATTAGTGAATGGTCATCTATCTTTAGGTTCTTATAGTATTTTTCGATATATATTTGTTGTATAGGGTCAATATCGAAAGCTAAAAAGAAACTATACCTTGTCTCATTGGTAATTTTGGTATATGAACAGCGCATACCTTTACCCCAATAGAGCATGGAATGATCCCTGAGATTAGTTTTGTAACTACGTTTAACCCCTCGTCTGGATTTAATAGTAGTTCTAATCTCTTGAGCGTTTTCAGCGTACATCTTGTAGACCTCCTGGAGTATCGGTATTCCACCATGGGTGGATATCCCAGAACAAGATATAGCATGCAAGTATGATGTACGGTTAGTTGTTGAGTTGAGGTAATCTATTGAGGTGGCATCTTTAATAACGGCATTGCGTGGGTTTCTCACCATACGATAACTCCCATTAACAAAAACAGGATTCGTTTGGCAAAAATTTAATCGCTCAATAATATCATTCAATGGTTCTAATTTAAGAATCATATTAAACTTTGAGAAATACTGCTTTGCTATTCTACCAAATTGTTTAACTGTACGACGTTCGCCGATAACACTAAAGTCATCTCCACAGTTAACCACCTCCAAATCTAATTTGTTTTCTTCTTTAATATGCCAAAGAATTAAACAAACTATGAAAACTCCAACTTGCGATGTATTCATTTGTCCTGATCCAAGACCAGTCGACTTGTAACTAACATTTCCATCATGCGTTTTCCCCCGCACCTTTACATTCAATTGCATTTCACATAATTTTCTAAACTGTTCAAGTTCGAATCCATAGAAGAAAGTTGAAGCAAAGCTGTGGTATAATCGTTGAGCTTCATCGCTGATACTACTATCTAATCTTGAAACATCACCGTCAATTGAACACGGATCACGATATCTATACCATTTCCTTTGGATTTCCTTACCTAATGTGTCATAATTCAAACCTTTCATTACAGTTTTTGAGCCGAAACAATGATCAATGCAATTAAAGAAATCAAGCTCAATTGCCTTTATAAACTTGCCAAAAGACATTCCAAATCTTGGATCTGGAAATGTTATAACTCTTGGGACGGCATCCGGTTTATCAGAGGCTATATCTTTTTCTTTCTTCAGAAAAACTTTGCAATCGGCATCACTTTTGCAAACCTGGGTATGTTCAAGGCTTCGGCAAGCTTTCTCATAAACACGACGTCTACGGCCGTGATAGTGCTGGACAAAATTGTCATCAGTCATCACGGCGATAGCTTTAGTCACACCTAAGTCAAATAATTTGCGAAAATCTTTCGATACCCTGGTATATAGCCCCCGTTCGTGGGGTGTTTGATCAATATAGGACCATTGATCTCCAATTTTCCTACGGAATACACGCGCTTCGATCGCTGTAGATAAATTGTGTATATTATTATCGAAGAAAGAAACAGAAGCACACTCTCCTACCCCACTAAAAGTTGTGCACTTTGTTTCTTTTTGAGGGTTCCCATATTTTCGAACGCGTACCCTCGTAGGCTCTAGTGAAACACTAGTATTCCTACCGCGAACGAAAACAGGGCCCCCTCAAGGGGTGAACACCTCTCGTGGATCAACCCATAAGGGCTGTCCGGAGAGGAGTCTCCAGAGGGTACCAACCCAT